ATTTTATGAATTCTTTATCAAGTGCTTGTATTAGTCGGACGATTAAGGTACGCTCCTGCGGACCAGGTATCGAGAACAGATGACAATAATTCCTAATCTCACCCAAGCTTATTGGGCTTGGTCCGTTTGTTCCCATTTGACGTACGTTGTTAAGCGTGGTGAAGACTTCCCAATAAGCACATGCCACGATGGTAAGATTAGGTTTTTGGCGGATCGCCGGGGTTAAATCCTTTCCTCGGCGATTTAGTCCTTGAATAAACCCCTCATGCTGTCCCCAAGTAAGCGACCACTTGAGGTGGTCTATAAGTTTTTTTCAATGTCCGCGTGTAACTGCTGTCTGTATAGTGCCTCATCATTAGCGGCGCGGGTAACCGCTGCAAATAACGATTTCACACTTAAGAGGGCATCCAGGGCTTTATCCTTGGAATAGGGCAGGGGTTCGCCATTTTCGCTGAAGTTTTCCCAGTCTAATAAAATCGTATCAACGTAGATTTCAGCTAATGCGCGGCGCGCTGTATCTGATACTACCTCATCATCTAGGTTAAGTGTTCTATCTTTTCTAGCCTGTAGTAACCGCTGTAGGTATTGCGGGTTATCAAGGGATGCAACCTTGATTCTGGCGCCACCAATAAAATTAACCCAAGCGCCTTCTGATTCTAAATGGCTATCTGTCTTGTAGTTATTAATCTCAAACATTAGCTATCTCCTTCAAATCTGTCTAATTGGATCGAGCATTGCGTGGCCTCATCTAAAATGGCTTGAAAATCGAAAGTCGCCATCACATCCTCATCTGCGCTACCAGCGCTAATGCTGCCATTGGATAATTTGCATTTGGGTAGGGTGGATATCAACGTATTGCCGAGATTATCGGTTAAGCGCCAGTCCAGTGATATCGGGGTGCCGTCCCTGAATTTGTTATACAGCGCGCCATCTTGAAAGTAAGCCTCAAGGCGGCCAGATACCCGGCAACGACCCGAAGCCACGCCGACCAAGCCCACATTAGCGATGGCCTTTTGGCCTCGAAGGTTATTATCAATCTCTAAGGTTAGACTTTTAATATAACCTTGGGTTGTACCTGATTCACGCAGTACGCCGAAATTATCAACACTATTAGTGTTCGGGGTGGTGGGCGCTGGTAGAATATTGGTGACATCGCGTTCATCACTGCGAACGGCATCTTTACCCAAGAATGTAAACGAACCCTCTAGCATGGCCTCTGATGCAAAATTAAGCGACATTTGGGAAACGAACATCCCTGTAAATAGAAAATACTGCTCAATGCCTAAATGTTGGCGCTCAATCGTATAAGATTTGGGCTGAATACCGTTTCTGATATGACTACCAGTGATTTGTAATTGGCTGGGTTGATCATCAATCAACGGATCGCCACTTAATGTGACCCTATCCCCCGAATTATTGATAACTTGATAATAACCATTGTTTAAATCGGAGGTTAATTTAATCCATTGGCCAATGCTAATATCTTTAAAAACTTCCTCAAGCCCCGTATGAATTAGCTCGTTAGTTTCAGCTGCAACAATAATTTCACGGGTATCAATGTCTATATTAAGTGTCTCTGACCACTCGTTAAATAGGCTACCTGCGAATAACTCGTCATAGCTGCCAATTGATAATTCAAAATCAATCTGACCGCCAGCCTCAAGGGAGGTATCGACGACATCGGTTATATTTCTATCGGATCGTATCTCCGCTGATTCTGTGCTGGCTTTATTTAAATCCAAAGACTGGCCTTTGATACGTAGGGCACTATAATCGCCCTGGGGGGCTTGTCCCCACTCAGATTCAGATGCATAAACTAACTGCATATTGCTGGTTGTGGCTAAATTGCTACTCATCGGTTTTCTCTCCTGTTGATGTACGTTCAAATTCAATGACAAGGTTTAATTGATACCATCGTTCTTGCTCATATCCTATATCGCGTATGGTTGGGGTTTTAAAGAAAAGGTAAGGGTGTTTAAAGTTGATAAAAGCATCACTAACAAAATCAGCCATGCGGCGAAGCTCGCCGTCCCCTAGTTTTTGCGGCGCAAAGATTTGGATGGAAACAATGCCTAAATATCGGCGTATAGGGCTGGGTCCCATCGTGGCAACAAAGCCGTCACCATCGTTAATCGCAAACCTGACCCAATAATCATTAGGCCCAGCATTGTAATCAACATTTGGCCATACCAAATCTATGTCTTGATAAGGACCGGATAACCAAATGTCATTGAAATAGGTACGGATGACGGTGTGGGTATCTTGATAATTGTTAAGGGGTGCGTTCATGCTTACTAACTGCCGCTTGAAAAATGCGATCAATCCAGTGTTTCGCGGCTTGCTGTGAATGGCCTTCATTAAGCGCGATAATATAGGGGACGTTATTTGTGATGTAATACGCTTTATAAGGGGGATTAAAATTAATACTATTCATCGATGCTTGTGACTCATCAAGTGAGTAGGTGTCTAAATCTTCCGGTTGTACTCTTTCACTGGGTGCATTTTCGCTGACAAACCAGGATGCCACGGCGCGTGCTGTGTCGCGCGGGGTACCATCGTCGCCTTGTGGATAGTGGATAAGGCCAGCATAGATATTAAAGACTAGGGTGCGGATGCGTTTTGATGCCAGATTGTCGATACCTTCCTTAGCTTTGTCTAGGGATTTAAAAAAGTTTGTGTTATTGTTCAATATTGAAAAAGTTCAGAATAATATTGCTCAGCTTTATGAGCAAGGTACCTCAAGTGGGCGTATTGATCGTAGCTTGCAAAAAAATGGTTGATTTGGGTGAGAAGTGGCTTAGTTAGAATCTATAGTACGGATAGGTGGATTTGATATAGACGCTGGTATTCTCCATCAATCAGCAAGGCATCGAGTCAAAGTGTGATAAAGTATTAGAAGCAAAATCGTAATACATTATTCTTCAAATAGATCAGGGCACACAGCGCGGGTTTGGTCGGCACAGGCATCACGCTCTTCCGGGGTGATCGGCTTCACTTGTAGAAACTCCCCCTGTGGCGTTTTCACCTGACAGAAGAGGCCATCCTCTTCATCCACTCCCAGCCTTACATCGACCTGACCAACCCCATAAGCCAAAAATACGAAGGTTGGGGGTTCGTTGGTCACCGAGAGACCAGGGTCATCGCATTTGTCCCCTACGAAATTGGCTGCTGCTTCCCAAAGGGTCTCGGAACCCGGTGTTATGGTATCGTCATTACAAGGACAAGCAATTTCTGAAGGATCACACTCCAACCTCTCTTTTTTCTTCTCAAACTTATCAATTTTACGTTCAAACCGATTTATTTTCTTATCAAGAACATGACACTTGCGTTCCTTGTACTTTTCTCCTTTATTGGCCCAACCCGCAAAGGACGATGGAGATATTATGAGCGTTACCATGGAAATCATAATAATAAATGTGATAGGTTTAATCATAATTACTTCTATCTTTTTAAAGAACAACTATAATGAGCCTATCCTAAATAAAGGCAGTTTTCAAGCTTGTTTTTTAATATTATTAATATTCAATGAGAAATAAGATAATTATTCCTATTGCTAGCTATATTAAATGATAAGCGTCATAAAATAAAATTATAATATATTTCCTCACATTCTTTTCCTGCCGCAGCTAGCTCAGCTAGCTTGTTGTAAGCTGGGTTTTGCCTCAATCATTATTTTTAGAATGCCTGAATATCATACAAAACAGTAACCTCACCGGGGCTAATCTTTCGCGCATGTTTAAACTGATATTCTCTACCCGACACATTATCTATTAGTTTCATTTGTCCGATAGGTTCCATATCCACCAAGTCCGGGAGCAAATTATCTGCGCCAAGATAAAATCGTACATCCTCCACGCTGATAACGCTACCATCAATAAACCGATGTTCAAATGATGCCTGGACCGCCACAATGCCTTGCTCTGCGATAATCACCTCGATAGTATCCCCACTGCCGGGGTCAAATTCAAAACGTGATTTTCTAAGCGTCATTGGTTTACCAAACTCCGTAAGCATCTGGCTTGCGAGCTTTTGCAATTCAAGGTAATTAATGCTCATGAGTCCACCTCAATTAATGCGCGCAGTAGTCGATCAAGGGTGTCAAGCGCCACAGCTTCATCGATAAAAGCCAAATTACATACCTCGCCTTTTAAATGCACATCAAAGGCGTAGCCATTAGCTGTCTGGCGCACAGGTTCCACCCATTGCACAAAATCTAATATGATATGACCATTTGGGGTTTCAAAGACTTTCAATGTGAGCGCTCCAATTGGACAACAAAAGCATTGGGAGGGTTAGCGATTAAGGGCCTAAGCAGGGCGTCAACTTTAGGGTAAACCTGATTGATGGGTTTATCATCGTTATATTGCACTCTGGTTTCAATCTCGCCCACTTTTTGTGATTGGCTATGGATAAAATCATCATTTGTTAATGGGTTATCAAGGGTATTGATTGCGGACTCAATCGCAAGCTCAGCGCACGCATGTTTTAGGCGCTCAGGTATGCCGTCATGCAACCGTCCATCACTATCAATTGCCGCAATGCGGGGCCAGGCTAAAAGCTGGGCTTGTGATTTAACTTTGCCGATGAAATGGTAATGCCCATCAATGTAGCTACTTGCTGCAATAATAGCGGCTTCTTTCTCGGTATCTTCTAGCACATCCCACAATGAATCAATTTGAGCTGCAAAATAATTATCGGCATACTCAATATCAATGTAGCTATTGGCGCTTTTCGTTCCGCGCCTTGTCGCTAGTTTTAACACAAGTCAAACCTTTTACAAGCGTCAATATAGCCCGCCTCGCTACCTTTGCCTAATGGCGTATTAAAATACTTTTTCCAATAGGCCCCCTGGGCTGCAATATCATCGACATTGGGCAGCGGCTCACTTTGGCGATAATAGACTAATCGCGCCATGATGGTCGCATAGCGCAAATCTGTCATCAATAACCCATCATCAGGTACACTCATTGGGGTAGGCATTAACGCGGTAATTTGATTAGCAAGCTGATTATTAAAATTTAGGTAATTTTCCCAGATATCAAGATGGGTACTAGGCTCAATTTGATAAATGCCCAAAGCCGGGCCACCTATTTGATGCAGAAAATGACCCATTTGAGACTCAACCGCAAGCGTGCCTAATAATAGTTGCCCGGCAGCAGTAGAATATAATGCTATCGGCTCTAAACTTGCGCGGATCACATGTTCACACAAATGCTGTGGCTTAATTCCGTTAGCCATTGGTGATTAACCGCACTAAAGGCACATTTTTAGCCTCTATCATCCGCTGCCAATTGTCCCCCACAGACAGTTGTAAATTAGTCGGATTAGTGCCACCTTTCCAGGTTAAACCCCTTGGATGCAGCAAAAAGTGATAACGATGAATAAGAAAATCAAAACCACCTGACTCGCGTTTCTCTCTGCCTGTTTCAAAGGGTACAGGGGGTCGTCCGTTGCCTTGGGCGATACTGCCCGCGCCAAATAGATAAGTGGTGTATTTGAACTCATCGTCATTAACTTTATTCCTGTACTAACTGGCAAGAAGAGTGAGAGCGAAAAATTTGTTGGTGCCGTATACACCACAACAATGGAATCCATAATGCCCGATGGTAAAGCGTTACAGATGGGAACGTCTCACTTTCTCG